GGTGAGAGATGGTAGGGTCAAAGACAGGTTAGCAAGAAGTGTTTGCGGAGTCGGTTTCATTGGCGATGGAATGTATCAGCCAACCGTCAATGGAAAAATGTCGAAAGTCTACAGTTGTTGGAACAGCATGCTAGGAAGATGCTATGACGAAAATCTTAGACATAAGCACCCAACCTACAAGGATTGCACGGTATGCGATGAGTGGCACAACTTTCAGAATTTTGCAGAGTGGCACGAAGCAAATTACCCCAAGGATGGTAAGTCCTACCAACTTGATAAAGATCTAAAGGTAATTGGCAATAAGGATTACTCACCAGAAAAGTGCATGTTTGTATCTGTAGAGATTAATCATTTTACGATAGATAGTGGAGCTTCTCGGGGTAAATACATGATTGGCGTTTGTAAATCTGGCGAAAAATTAATAGCTCAATGTTCAAACCCGATCACAGGAGAGCATGAGTACCTGGGTTTATTCGACAATGAATTAAAAGCTCACTTGGCATGGCGAAATAGAAAGTCATGGATGGCATATGAACTGGCAATGATTCAGGGCAGAGAGGAAGTTAAGCAGGCGTTATTAAACTGGAAAAGAGCCTTGGATAATTTTGAGATTCACAGAGTTTAATTTCTGTGGTGTGTGTCACGGTTTTTCCCGCTGGCATAGCCTAGAATGACGTCATTGATTCGAAAGGAGAAAACAAAGTGATTAACAATTTAGTTCAAGCGGTAAAAGCCGCGAAAGTGTTTGCAGCGAAAAATGACGTCCGATTCTACTTTAACGGTGTTGCGCTGTATGTGAACGACGGCGTTATTGAGTCGGTAGTGGCTACGGATGGTTATTCAATGGCTGTTATTGGCTCTACTGAACTTAATGGCGAGGCAAGTATTATCGCAAACAAAGATATCGACACGCTGTGTAACGCGCTTGCTACTAGCGACCAGGTGAAAGTGAATTGGCCCGTTATCGAGATTGGCGACTACAAAATACCATTGGTAGATGGACGATACCCGAACGTTAAGCGAGTCATTCCAACTATCGAAAGAAAGCCAGCGGACGTTATCGGTGTTCAGCCTGACATTTTGGCTAAACTAAAACCATTCAAAGCGGCGTTAACGAAAAACCTAAAACCACGTGACCGTGCGCACGTTGGATGCAAGATGATGTGCGGCACAGCCAGCGAAGCGGTTATGTTTAAGTTCGACAATGAGAAAATCGACAATGCGATTGTTGTCGTTCAACCGATGAGGATTTAAATATGGACGGCTTTATCATCACTACCCTGAAAGAAGCAAAAGCTAACGGGAATCTGAGAGAGGAGACGGTAATAATGGCAGGGTTATTGGGTTTCGAGATTAATGCCATGATACAAGAGCTAGACATCGGCTGGCTGTATGAGGATTAGTGTCCAAGATTGGCTAACTTCGCGTAAATACGGCTGCCAATTAAGTTATGCGGCATATCATGCGCTTTATGCTGAGCAAAAAGAAAACATAGAAAACGTTGTAAGCGCCTATATGCGCCATTTCATGAGTAAGCGGTAGGCTTGCTTAAATTAATCACTAATCGCGCTCATAGGTAGGCTAGGGGCGCAAATATTGAGGGTTTTATGACACTACAAGACTACGAAGAGCGTTACCTAGACGATTTGATAGATAACTGGAACGGAATTGATTGGGATGAGTACGTACGAGGCTGCTATCGGGAATACATGGATAGCATTGATGAGGCTAAAATTGCAGGGTGGGAGATTGAGAAATGCTAGAGCTATTTTTGGTAACATCCTGCTTTCACATTGGGCAAGATGGCCTTAATGAGATCAACCCTGGCATCATTGCGAAAGATGAACATCTTGTGGCTGGCGCATACTATAACAGCTTCAAAAGAGTATCCGTTTTAGCTGGTGGCTACAAGCAATGGGAGCACAATGATTGGGAGTATGGATTGGTTTATGGCGGCGTCACTGGCTACAGTGAAAAGTGGACAGTTCTCGGTGTGACTAGCTTTGTTGCGCCTTATATCAGCTATGACTTTAACGGGGTTAAGCCTACCGTTTTATTGTTAGGCAATGCGGTTACTTTTAGCGTGGGGTATTCATTTTGATTTCAAAAGCAATTCTACCATCTAACCAAGGCGCACTTGATTTTAAAGAGGCGCTTGACATCTGGAATATTCCAGCAAGGCTAATCAAAAACGAGTCGCGCTGTGTGTTGTTTGATGCGAAAACGTTAACTTCATCGCAATTGGCAAACTTAGAACATGACTATGAGCCGACTTTTGTTAAACTGACCATTGGAGATATTTTGTTAATGAGAGAGGTTGAGAAATGAACACAGACAAAATCGAAACAGAAACACCAGAAGAAAAAGAAACCCTTGATGCAATCGCAAAGCCTTTATCACGTAAACAGGTGGTTGCTATCAATCAGCTTCGAGAAGCAATTCAAGGTTGTGAGCGAGCAGGTCTTCCTGTCTATCACGGCAAAAAGCAGATTACAGGCGCAACGGCTGATAAAGATGGGGTGGTGTTGTCTTAACTTCCCGTCTGGCTCGCAAACTGCCCCGCTATAGTCGGGGCTTTTTTATGCGTGTATAATGGGGTTATTGTTTTAATGCGGAGAGAGGCGCATATGTCAGAGACAAAAATGGGGGCTCCAACAAAGTATAAACCAGAATATTGCGAGCTTCTTATGGATATGGCAAAGGAGGGGGCAAGCTTTACCGAATTTAGGGCTGCCATTGGTGCTGTATCACGTCAAACGCTTCATAATTGGAAAGAGGCACACCCTGACTTTTTGGACGCATATACACGTGCTGAGGCTTACGGAGAGGCTTATTGGGATAAACAGATGCGTAAAGACCTTATGTATAACAAAGAGGTTAACGCGCCATTAGTTAAGCTTTATTTTGCTAACCGTTTTGGCTGGTCTGACAAGACAGAAACCAAGAATGACCACACCTCAAGCGATGGCTCAATGACCCCATCAAAAATCGAACTGGTAGTTGCAACGAATGACAACAAAGAAGATTGAGCTACCACCTAAGATACTGGAAGTGTTCGAGCAACCTCGTGGGGCTGTAAGGTTTCGCGGGGCTTATGGTTCGAGGGGCTCTGGAAAATCATTTAACTTCGCAAAGATGGCGGCTATCTGGGGTGCTATCGAGAAGATGCGTATCTTATGCACTCGTGAGCTTCAAGTATCTATCAAAGAGTCGTTTCACGCAGAACTTAAAAACGCCATCAAGTCCGACGAGTGGCTTTCTAGTATCTATGACGTTGGTATCGACTATATTCGCAACAATAACAACGGCACTGAGTTCCTATTTAAGGGTTTGCGTCACGGCATGGGCTCGGTTAAGTCTACCGCGCAAATTGACCTGACTATTGTCGAGGAAGCGGAAGACGTACCAGAAAACGCATGGGTTGAGCTGCTGCCTACAATCTTCCGTACCGATAAAGCTGAGTGTTGGGTAATTTGGAACCCGCGCAAGAAAGGCTCTCCAGTTGACAAGCGCTTCAGACAATTCAAGCCTGATGATGCGGTGGTGGTTGAAATGAACTATTACGATAACCCGTTTTTTCCTAAAGGACTTGAAGACCTACGCCGTCACGATGAAGACACAATGCCGCCAGAGCTTTATGCTCATGTGTGGCTTGGTGCTTATTACGAACACACCGAAGCGCAAGTGTTCAAGAACTGGAAGGTTGAGCAGGTTAATACTAACGGCTGGGAAGGGCCTTACTACGGCTTAGACTTTGGTTTCTCTCAAGACCCCACGGCAGGCGTTAAGTGCTGGCTAAATGGCAATGATGTTTATATCGAAAAAGAAGCTGGCAAGGTCGGCCTTGAAATTGACCATACTGCCGATTATTTGATTAAGCGCATTGACGGTATTGATGACGCTAAGGTTTATGCTGACTCTGCGCGACCTGAGTCTATCAGCTTGCTCAAGCGCACCGGAATTCCGCGCATTGAAGGCGTTCCAAAGTGGAAAGGCTCAGTTGAGGATGGTGTCGAGTGGCTTCGCTCTAAGCGTATCTTTATCGATCCAGAATGTACGGAAACCATCAAAGAGTTTACATACTACAGCTACAAGACAGACCGTTACACTGGCGAGATTAAAAACCAGTTGGTCGATGCATATAACCACTATATCGACGCTATTCGCTATTGCTTTAACGATATGATTACTTACAGCCCACCACCAAAAACCGACACCAATATCTGGTTATTGTGATTTGTTTCACACTTTCGAAAGCTCGGCACTATGTCGGGCTTTTTTGTGCTTGAAGTTCTGCGAGTGTCGCAGTATTGTTTACTCATGCCAACGAGATAACGAACTAAGGAAAGCAACATGAAAAACTTTGAAACTAACTACGAAATCCAAGATATTGCAATGAAACTTATCATGGCTGGTTATTCTGACGCAGAAAGAGCACTCAACAAAGCACGAGCAATCTACGCTGGAATGAAAGTAATTAACAATCTGAATGAAGCAGCAGCAAAAGAGGCTRGGAAATGCCAGGTTTACAAACRTGAGAGAAAACTAGTTTCTTATGAGTCCATTGGCAATCTAACTTGCAATCGCACTTATGAGGTKGTCATTACTGATTCTTCATCAATCCGCGCTGAACGCCTACTTAAGCTAAAGGATGTAGAGTGGAAAATGATGAAAAATGTAGCCGGCCTTAATGAATTTCAAATTCTTGAGGTGGCGTAATGAAAAAGTATTTTGCGATAGTAAAGCTGAAAGATAATCGAGTCATGATTATGAACAATAACTGGTTCATGGCAAAGAATGACAATCTAGCGATGGAAAGAGCCAAGGTTTTATTTAATGACATGGTAGTTATTGAAGTTAGGGAATATAAGTAATGTATACGCATTTTAACGGAATGATTGTTAGCGACAAAACTCTACCAAAAATCGCCGAATCACTTGGCTATTCATATCACTTGAAGATTCAGCGCGTGATATCTGTTTTTATACTAACACCAATGAGCGTCGACAGAATGACGTATAGCGGAGATAAAGTGATACTTCCTGTTTACGACGATGATGAATTGAATCACCTAATTGAAACGTTTCCAGGGGAGATAAAAATATGACCCCATCCCAACGCGCAAAAGAGCTAGGTTGCAGAAGCCTAGCTCAAGTTATCAAGTATTCAGAAGTGCCAGAAAGAACGCTTCATGATTGGTTTAAAAATTACCCGAAGCGGTTTGACATGGCTTGCATCTACACGCGAGAGGTAAAATACGGGAAGGTTTGTTGTGTGACAGCCATCACAGACAAAACAAACCACACCCTTAATTTCTATTTGTAGTTAAACCTTGCTAAAATGCCTCTATATCAAACATAGAGGCTTTTTTATGCTTACACCTATCTATCATCCTGATTATCTAGTTAATGCGCCTCAGTGGTTGCGTAACTTGGATTGCGTCATGGATAATATCAAGCGCAAGAAACAAACCTATCTGCCTAATCTTGGGGCGATTCCGCCAGAGGCAAAGACCGACCCAAAAGTAACCGCGCTCGCCGCCAAAATCGAAAAGGATTGGGAAGATTTGACTTGGCGTTTGGCTAACTACGTTAACATCGTTAATCCGACCATGAATGCGATCACCGGTGCCGTCATGAGGCGCGAACCCGAGTTCGACACAATGGATAATCCGGTGTTGATTGGTTTGCGTGACAACATAGACGGGAAAGGTAACGGTATTGACCAAGAGTGCAAACAGGCATTAAACGCGCTGCAATGGGGTTCTCGTTGCGGTTGGCTAGTTCGTTCGCATCCGGAATCGGCAACTATGGCAGATTGGAACAAAGGCAAAAAGCTGCCTACCGCTGCATTCTATGACGCCTTGCATATCATTGACTGGGAAGTTGAATATATCGACGGTGAAGAAAAACTAACCTACCTGTCACTGCTTGAGGACTACCAAGAGCGTGACGGCGGCACGTATGTTTCAAAGCAGCGGTTAATTAATCACCGTCTAGTTGATGGCCTGTGCGAATTCCAAGAGGTAACCGACGACGAATATAGCGACGAGTGGACGCCTGTTTTGATTAACAGCAAGCAGTCGGACACTATCCCGTTCTTTTTGGCGTCCTCGCAGTCTAACGAGTGGTGCATTGACTCAACTCCACTAACCTCACTCGCTGAAATCTCGCTGTCTATCTATGTAATGAATGCTTACTCAAACAAGGCCATGATTCTTGCTAATGAAGCAAAGTGGATGGTTGATATGGGTGATATGAATAAGACGATGGCTAGCGAAATGAACCCGCTTGGCTTCACTCTTGCCGGTCGAATGCCGTATTACGTGAAGAATGGTGATGTAAAGGTTATTCAGGCTCAATTCTCACCAGAGACAGAAAACAAAGTCGAGAAGCTATTCGAGCAAGCGGTAAAGGTTGGTGCAAGTCTATTTACGCAACAGTCAAACGAAACGGCAACGGGTGCAGCTATTCGTTCTGGTTCATCTACGGCAAGCATGGCGACGCTGGGCAATAACGTCGAAGATACAGTGCGCAATATGCTGCGTTTTATCATGCGTTACTTTGAAGGCACTAACTTGTATGTGAATCCTGATGAGTTGGTGTTTAAGTTGAATCGTGATTACTTTGATGTCGAGGTTAATCCGCAGATGCTACAGGTGGCTTACGCGGCCATGATGGAAGGTAATCTCCCTCAAGTGTCATGGTTTGAATTGTTGAAGCGTGCGCGTGTTGTGCGTGGGGACATGTCAAAAGAAGAATTCGACGAGCATATAGCGGAGCTTGGTTTTGGGATGTAAAAAAGAAAGGGCCAGTTAAGGCCCTTTTGTTATTTGTCATTGTTTTGCTCTTTTAGTTGGTTTAGTAGTGATTCGGCGTTGCCGATAATGTGAATAATGTCCTTTTTGCAGTTTTCCGGATTCACGAGCCTTTCCAGTATCTTCCGCAACTTCGCGTTTTCTTCCAATAAGCGGTCGTAGTTGTTGATTGCATAAACAGCCGCATCAAACTCAGCGACACCATCAGAAACGAACTTAACGCATTGGCTATGGTCAATCTTGTTGATAAAGTCATCACTGACCGGCAAATCAAAGTAATCACTCATCTTCATAACTAATCCCCCATTTAAGTTTCATGTATAATATCCCCATCATCCAAAATTATCTGTGAGGCCCGTCACAAATGGCAGAAACAGCACTAGCAACAACGCTATCGCATGAAATAGCACTTATTCGGTTTAGTCGGTCGCTTGGTCGCAATGCGCAGCCGCACATTGATGCGATTATGAAAGCTCTGCGCGAAGAGTTGCTATCAACCGACACAATTCAAACAAAGAAGCGTCGTGACGAGCTTATAGCACTGGTTAATGAGCTAATCGGTGTTGAGTTAGGCGGTTGGTCAGAGGAACTAGAAAGCGAGCTTGTAGCGCTCGCTAAGGAGGAAGCAAAGTTTCACCAGGCGGCATTATCTAATCTAATTGGTCAGAAAATCGCACGACCTACGCTAGAGTCAATCATCAAGACTGCATTCAATACTGAGATGGTGTTAAACAACCAGGCTTACACAGTCGATGAGCGCATTAAAAACTACAATGCTAACTCGGCTGACAGGATCAAGCGGATTATTACAGGTGGCTGGCGTGATGGGCTGACAACGTACGAGATGAGCCAGCAGATTACAGGTAGGCAGAATTCATCGGTTAGTAATCAGATGAAGAAGGGCGCGTTTACGTTAGCAAAGGACGTGACAAGTCACATTTCATCAACAGCTAAAACTTCGGTTGGTATGGCGAATCAGGATGTGGTTGTGGGTGAGCAAGTGACAGTTACGCTCRATAGTAGAACGAGCCCAATTTGCCAGAGGCTTGGGAGTTTAGATGCTGGCGGCAAAGAGTATTACTATGCAAAGGATGGGTTCAACTTTCCCAGAAATCCGTTCCACCACAATTGCCGAAGCACAATGCGTTATATCCTAGCGCCTGAGTTTAAAGAACTGGAAGAACCGCGCACAAGGCCTGCTGTGGTTGATGGGGATGCAGAACGAGTTGATGCAAACAAGACATGGATGCAATTGGCTAAAGAAAACCCGCAACTCGCGCGCGAATCACTAGGAGAGGAAAGAGCTAAAGTGCTAGATGCCATGAGTGCAGAGGAGTTTACCAAAATTGCTTACGACAGACTTAATCAACCAATACCGCTAGATGAGCTAGTTAAGAAGTCGAAGAAGGCAGCGAAAGCACTTGGTAGAGAATAGGGGCCTTGGCTCCTTTTTTTTATGTGACCAACCTCACAGCATCGTCACATCAACTAGGGTATAGTTTGTGGTGTTGGATTAATGGAGGCGACACAATGAAAAACAACAAAGTACGCATGAACATTTCACGCGAAATGCACGAGTGGTTTACCGCTATTGACGGGAAGACTAATGATGAGAGGATGCGCAGAATTATCATGATCAACAATGACCATAAAGCCTTGCTAGTTGAAAGTGGAAAGCTAGAAAGGTCTTTGCAAGAGTCGCGTAAATTAAATCAAGAGTGGTTCGATAAATTCGTAGTATCTCGCGGTAACAATGTAATTCTCAAATCATTGCTTGGCCTGTCGATGACGGTGTCAATTATCTCAGTCGGCTGTCTGGCCTATGTGCAAGGGTGGTTTTTATGAAAGTAAGTGAGCTGTGCGGAGTTGGTTCATCAAGCGCCGCAAAGGGATTTAAGAAGGACGCAACACAGCGCGAGCAAATCAAACATCGACAAGCCAAGCGCCGTGATATTGAAGATATCAACCAATTCATGGCAACACTGGCGGCGATATGTCCTGAATACTACGGGAGATAGATAATGATTGACCAACGGACGAAAGGTATATGCAAAAAGCGCGCTATATACCCAAACGCGCCATCATTCAAAGAGCATCAAGAGTTTATGCGGGAGTCTAGTCGCGCAATGTGGAGGCAGTACATGAAACAAATTAAGGAGAAAGTTAATGAGTATTACAGTTAGTGATTGGGCGGTGTGTTGCGCGCACTGCGGGTGGATTGAACCTAGTAATATCAAAGATATAGAAAATGATGAGTCTTGTAGCATTGGTGGTGTATATATACACAGTGAAGACTGCCGAGCGAATGAGAATGGCGTTGAGCATGATATGTTTATGGCGCTATGGAATGCAAGGATACACATGGAAATGAACGACGTGTTACTTCGAAGGGCTAACGAAAACTTAACAGACGCAATGAAGTTATACATAAAAAACCAACTAGATGAGTCAAGCTTCTTTGTCAAAATGGAAAAAGATAAATTCTGGATTGATTAGCCAAAGCAACCGCCCATAGTGGCGGTTTTTCTTTACCTATTGTTTGTCAATGTTAAATGCCTTAAAATGTGAGCTATGACACATTTCCGCGCTGGCGATGTGGGATGAAAGAGAGGCAACAAATGGATCATTACATTCTTGAACAACTTCAAGCCAATGGCTTTGAAGTGACAGCACCCGAAGATTTCGACGTATCAAAACTGGACGCAGTAATTGAAAACGCGCCGCAAACTGACGGATTGCGAAAGGGTTTAGAGCGAACAAAGACCGAACTGCAAGGTTTAAAAACCGAACGCGAGGAAATTGAACGCGCTGCTGAACAAGCTAAACGAGAGAAACTAGAAGCAGAGGGCAAGTTTGAAGAGCTACGTCAATTGGACCGCCAAGAGCTTGAGAAACTGCAATCTAGTCTTGTTACAAGTCGTGCAGAATCATTGAGACAGCAGGCTAAGTCTAAATTTAGCCAAGACGCTGACTTGATTGAATACGCACTGTCACAGCACATTAAGCCAAAGTTTGAGAATGGCATGGTAGTTGATACATTTGAGTTTAACGGTAATCAGTACAACAACTTTGATGATTACTTTAAGGCTCTATCAGCTAACGACCAATTTGCTTCGAAAATTAAAGCACCCGCATCAAGTGGCGCACAAGCTGCTGGTGGTCAAGGGCAACACTCAGTAACGCCGAGCCGTGGTAAAATGTCTGCTGCTGAAAAGCACAGTTACATTCAAGAGCATGGTCAGGCTGCATACTTAAAACTACCCAAGTAAGGAATTAGCAAATGGCTACTACAGTAAACTCTGATTTAGTAATCTACAACGATACAGCCCAGACTGCGTACCTAGAGCGCAACATGGACAACCTAGCTGTGTTCAACGAAAACTCACGCGCTGCAATTGGCCTTAACTCTGAGCTAATCGAAGGCGACTTGAAGCTACGTTCATTCTACAAAGTGGGCGGCGCTATCGCTGACCGTGATGTGAATTCAACGGCTACCGTTGCAGGTACTAAGATTGCAGCGGATGAAATGGTATCAGTGAAAGTGCCTTGGAAATATGGCCCATACGAAACCACAGAAGAAGCATTCAAGCGTCGCGCACGCTCTCCTGAAGAGTTCTCTATGCTAATCGGTCAAGATATGGCTGACGCAACTATGGCTGGCTGGATTGGCTACGCACTAAACGCACTGCAAGGTGCGATTGGCTCTAACGCTGGCATGAATGTGTCTGGTGAGCTTGCAACCGAAGGTAAGAAGGTTCTTACTAAAGGTTTGCGCACAATGGGCGACAAAGCGTCATCTATCGCTATTTGGGTGATGGATTCAACGTCTTACTTCGACATCGTTGATGAAGCTATCGACAACAAGCTTTATGAAGAAGCTGGTGTTGTGGTTTACGGTGGCACACCTGGCACACTTGGCAAACCTGTGCTTGTTACTGACCAATGTCCAGCAACTAAGATTTTCGGTCTTGTGGCTGGCGCGGTAATGATTACTGAGTCCCAAGCACCTGGTATGCGTTCTTACCAAATCGACGACCAAGAAAACTTGGCTATTGGTTTCCGTGCTGAGGGTACGGCTAACGTTGAAGTTCTTGGTTACAAATGGAAAACCAAGACAAACGTTAACCCTGCGTCTGCTACGCTTGCAACTACCACCAACTGGGAGAAGTACGCAACAGACGACAAAGCAACGGCTGGCTTTATCATTACACTAACAACTACGCCTTAATGGTGAGTTGATTTTAATTAGGCTCCCATTGTGGAGCCTTTTTTATATGAGGAATTTGCAATGATTAAGAAGTTTTTAAACAGAGTTATACCAGGCACGCCTCAGCAAATACTCACAGGCGAGTCATGGGATACTGCAAGGCTTAGAGTTGATGTTGGGCAGACAGGCTTTTGGGAAGGTAGAGAGTTTCGACTAAACGAACCGATTGATACATCATCAGCAACGTTCGTGATTAAGGTTGTATCACCAATTAATTTTGTGTTGCAGCTTCAAAGGTTGGTGTCTGAAACTGGAAAGATTGAAATGAGAGCTTATCGCTCTTCTGATGGTGTTGAGGGTGGGGCTTTTTCAGCGTCACCTTACTACTCGAATAACAACCAAATGTCAGACGTGCCGTCCTACAGTGGTCAGGTTCAAGTGTTAACTGGTGGAACATTTACTCCAACAAACGTAGACTCACAAAAAGAAAAGATTGTAGCCAAGGCAGCAACAGCAACGGCGCAGGTTCAATCTGTAGGTGGAACATCCGCAAAAGAGCGTGGTTTGCCAGCTGAGACCTACTATCTCGTTTTTACTGGTGGCGGTGTTGGTATTTACGACCTAATACTAGAGGAGCGACCATAACAAAAAACCCCGCTGTGATTGCGGGGCTTGGTTTATGACATTAGCGCTAAAAGTGACTTGCTTGTGTTTTTTGCTTCACCTTCAATGTGCGGGGTATTCGCTGTTAGCTTCTTGGCTTTTGCTATCGCCCTTGCTGCTTTTGAGCGATAACGCTGTGCAATTCGCTCATTTTCACTTGGTAGCGCAATCTTGTAATGCTGTCCGTGTTTGCTCATGTGTTTACCTTGCGAGTGCAAAATATCTTTAACAACTCCAGACACTGATAATTCCGCCAGCGTTTCCGCTTCAATTTGCTGTTTTATTTGTTGCTTGCTTAGTGTTTTTGTTAGCGACTTAAATTGATCTTCACTCAACACTTCAACTTTGAACATGTCACGAAAAGTATCTTCGTGGATGACCTCGCCATAATCAAATAGCGACTTGTTGCTTGTGATAATTTCTAATACTTGTTCTTTCTTCATGGTTCACCTATAAATTAATGTGAGTTTGTTACTGTGAGCTTTGCTTTGCGATGCTTTGCTCTGCTGTGCATTTCTATGCTTTGCGTTGCGCTTGAGTCTCTAACGATTCCCAGAATAAGCACTCATAGAATGCCTATTCGGAGATTGCTTTGCAGTGATTTGCAGTGCGGTGCTTTTCGATGCGTTGCGTTGCATTTGAGTTTTACCCCAGTTAACACCCTCTATGAAGATGTTAACGGTGGCTTTGCCTTGCATTGCGAGGCTCTGCTTTGCCTTGCACTTCGTTTCGATGCAATTGAGTTTTACCCCTCATAGCCCACTCAGTGAATGAGCTATAGTTGGCTTAACTAAATGTCGCCATTGCTCGTCCGTATGTTGGACGGAAGTCCCCAAAGCCGCCAAACTTCGACGCAATGTCAATCAGGTTTCTCAGGTCGGACTCGTTGATAATTGTGTCGTCAAATAGAATCTCAAACTCGATGCTCCAGCCTTGGAAAATTGGTGCAGCTTTACACACTCTCACTTGTCCTTGTTTTAAGTTAAGCACTGTGTGGAACATCTCATTTTTTACAACGTCAACCTTGCTAGTTACTTTATCCATACCTTTGTATTTAAGTTTGATTTTCGACTCATTGACAAAAACACATGATCGAATTTCAGCCTTTTTAATTTTAGCCTTGGCCCATGATTGAGCTGCAATAGCGGCTGTTATCCATGTCGATGGAACCCATACTCCAATATCATCATCAAAGTAAAGCTTTGATTCTATTTCAATCTCACGCAGTTTTAGCAAGTCCTCATCGGTCTTTTTACGCTTTGCCGTAATTTCCTTTGATGCTTTAGCGTACTTGTTGAATGGATCAACTTGCTGTGGATTGTTAATTAGCAGTGGCTCAATGCCTTTAATTTCAACTTTAAGTGATTTCATTTTTCGTTTGCCTTTATCGCTTCGTTTAAGTTGCAATTACTATAACCCCTCCAAATCGGTTATACTGTGACCATTATCACAATTGGAGATAATCATGATTGTTCAAGACCCATTAAACCCAACTGCCGAAGCTGATAGCATGGTGAGTGTTGCTGATGCACGCGCTAGGGCCACAGCTTTAGGCGTTACGCTACCCACAGACAACACAGAGCTTGAAGCGGCTTTAGTGCAGGGCAATATGTATCTAAACTCGCTTTGCTACTATGGTGAGGCTGTGGTGCCTTTTCAAATGACAAGTTGGCCCCGCACTGGCGTAGCAATTGGCACAAACGAATACCCATCCGACCAAATCCCACAGCAAGCGATTGACGCTCAAATCGTTGCTGCTGCTTATGCTGCTAACGGTGAGATTTACACGGTGGTTGATAATGACAAGCGAGTTAAGCGCAAGAAGATTGACATTATCGAGACTGAATACTTTGGTAGTGAGACAGGCTCACAATCTGGCAAGAAAGTAATCACTCGCGCAAATGAGCTGCTGGTCATGTTTACTTGTCCGGCTGGCGGTAACTATTGGGCGCATTTGGGGTAGGTTATGCAAACATACTTTGAAGATTACCAAGACGCACGCGAGACGCTTAAAGAAGATGGTTTTGCGGTCACGCTGATTAAAAAAGGCTTGCCAGGTGGCGGATATGATGAAAACGGTGATATTCAAGCGGCCGAACCTGATATTGAATATCCAGGCTACGGAATCACCACAAGCTTCAGCTCTTGGCATTTAAAAGAAGGCATCGCGCAAGCGGGCGACGTTAAGTTGATATTTGCGCCTGAGGTTATGAGTGATGAGTACATTACTTTCTACAACCAACTGCGCAACGGTGGTGATCGCATGTATGCAGAAGTCGATGGCGAGCTATGGCGCGTCGTTATGGGTGAGGAAGTAAAACCAACGTCTACGCAGATTATTGCTAAGTTGCATTTGCGGAGGTAATCCGATGTCGTGGAGCAAAAGCCTAAAAAACATCATAGTCAAGAATGAAAATCTTACAGAGAAGCAGTTGCGGGCTGGATTGTTTGATGCAGCTAATACTGTGATACTTGGGAGCCCGGTGGGAGCGCCGGAACTGTGGCAGCAGCCAGCGCCAAATTATTACCGTGCCGGTAGCTATAGATCTAATCATAGAGTATCAATTTCAAAGATAACATCATTTGAGAAAGGGATTTCAAGTCAGTCGTCAATAATGATGGATTTACAGTCTGATATAGCAAAGTTTAAGATAGGTGAAACCTTGTTCATGACTAATCCGCTACCTTACGCCACATCAATAGAATATGGTCATAGTTCGCAAGCTCCAAATGGCGTTTACCGTCCAGCAGTTAGACGCTTGGTTAAATTCCTAAATACAGAATTAAAGGCTAAATAATGACATTCCTAGACGCAGTAAAGGCTTTTGAGGATGACTTGAAAGCGAAAGTTAACATTCCAGTTGCTAACAAAAGTATTCCAACAGACGGCGTATCAATGCGCGTTGCTTTAAATAACGCTGATGCAGATGGTTTGTTTTTGAATAGTGGCGCTCGCGTAATGACTGGTCAGTTTAACGTGGAGATTAGCGCAGAGCTTGGCACTAACAAGTACGCAATGATGGCAGAGGCTAATAAGGTGCTAGCGGTTTATGAGCGCGGTTATTCTGTGCCAGTGCTAGATAGGCGCGTACTAATTCTGCAAGCTAACCAATCCACACCATACCCAACCGAAGCACACCAGAAAATTAACGTGATTATTGATTTTCAGATTACGAAATAAGAAAAGCCCCGAAGTGGGCTTTTGTTGTCTACCACACATTACAAACAATTTTTGTTATGTAGGTCACAAATATAGTAAAATACCAACGTCATACTTAAACCTATAGGAGAAATGACATGGCAATTGCTACAGAAGTAGATGTGGTATCACCTGTTGGCACTATCGCAGAAGTAAAAGCGGGTTTCCCTGCCACTTTTGACGCCGCTGGGTTTTCTGCGCACTTTGATGGGCTAAGCGAAACAGAGCTTGGTCTAATGGAAGACTTTACCATTCCAACCTCATCAACCACCGTTGAGACTTTTAACGACATGAAGTCTGGCCAGGTTATCAAGGTGCTAACGTTTACTGATGCAGGTGACGCAACACTGGTGACTGCGCACGTTATTGATGACGATGGTCAGGCTATCCTCATCGACCATCACAACGGCGCAAATAAAACCACGCCAGTATCAATCAAGCTATCTCACTCTGATGGCTCGGTTACATACTACGCTGGTAAAGTATCTGGTTATGAGCCTGTTAAGGTTCCGCTAAACCGTTGCACTTACACCATTGCAGTTGACAAGAAAATGGTCGAAGTGGCTGCGCCTTAATTTCATGCGTCCTGCGCCTCTCGTTTTGCGGGGCGCATTTTTCATTATTTGATTAAGAGAGGAATCAAATGGCTTTTAACGTAATCAACATGAAACACCGTGAGGCGCCTGATGTTTGGCTTCACATTAAAGACGAAAACAATGAACCGATGTACGCGGACGACAAAAAGAAAAAACCAGTGCGCATTAAGTTCAAATCAATTCACGGCGATGTATTCCGCAAGGCATTCCTCAAAATGCAAGTTCGCCTCTCTCGACTGAAAGAAGGCAAGCAAAAGGAATACGAAGAACTAGCCAAAGAACAAGCCGAACTTGAGCCAGAAAAACTAGAACAAGACATCATGAATGTGTTCATGCAGTCCGAAGACTTGGCGATCGACTTTATTACGGAAATGGCGATTGATTGGGAAGGCTTCTTTGATGAAAATGGTAAAGAGCTAGCTTTTGAGCCTGATATTCTTCACTACGCCGTATCTCAGATTGAAAACTACCACCTTAAAAACCAAATCCGTGAAGCGTTTAAAGATGCCGAGGCTTTTACTATCGCGTAGCAGATAGCTGTTTGCTATACGCTGCGCATGTTGGGTGGTTAAGCTCAACGATTAAATACAAGTCAGGCAAAAAGGAAGAGACGACAAGCAAGTCAGAATATTACTCAGGCGGTTTAATTTGCAGAGTGCCAGAGCTAGAAGATTGCGGTTATCTCGGTGTCGCATGGGATGAGCTTGGTAAGTGTCAATCAACTGGAATGGGTGTTTCACCTACTAGCTGGTCAGACATAAAACACTACGCTGAAATGGCAGGCATATCGAAGTGGGAAGGTCACTTACTCCACTCAATGAGCAAAATCTTTGTTGATGCTCGCTCAATGTTTAGTGATGTGGTTTGTGAGCCTCCTTATCTGTACGGCGGTTACGATTTCCGCACACTAAGCGCCGATGCTGCCGATAGGCGTAGAAATAAATAAAGCCCCGTGATGGGGCTTTTTGTTTACACTTCGATTTCTATTTCAACCAGCTGAGCTGAGTCTAAGTCTAGGTAATCAACTGCGTCCTGTTTATTTACAAAAGCATGCGAGCAAATTCTAACCTTTCTACATCCGCCAATGTTTTCATGCCTGTCTGTTTTTACCGCAATCCACAGCTTCTCTTTGCGTGGCTTTGCTCGCAATCCGTGGTCGCATTGCATGAATACGCTACCAGCACTCCACGATTCCACAGGGTGGTAACAAATCCACTCGTCATCTTCAAATGTTGCGTTAATCTCTATTTCTCCACCGCCAAGCCAGTGCAAGCAAGCCTCTTTGTACTGTGGTAGGCACGGAAAATAATCAAACTCCTCTTGTATTGGTAATTGGCTAGTTTCTTGCCATTTGTTTGTGTTGTCATAGCTATCTCTACAGAAAACCACCAAATCCATGTTATCCGCTTTAGCTTTAATCATCTCGCAGTGTCGATGCCTTGTCATCTCTACAATCCTATCTAGTTAATCACCAAAATATAATAACCTCCCACGATAAGGTATACTGTGAGCACAGTCACAGAATGGGAAATATCAAGCATGGCAGATATTGTTCAAATTGGCTTTTCTATAAATACGAGCCAAATAGACAAAGGTTACAAGCGCCTCAATAAAATGGGTGAGTCAGCCGAAAAGGCAGAGGGCAAGCTCAACAAAATGGCGAAAGGCGCCAAGGCAGCGGGTTCGGCTGTAGCCACTATTGGCACAGCAACCACGGCAGCAGCGGCGGCAATTGTCGCATTAATGAATCACCTCGCAAACGTAGAGCGTGAACTTCAAGCATCGGCACGAATGGCAGGGTTAACAACCGACCAATTCGAAGCGATGGGGTTTGCTTATCGTCAATTTGGCTTAACTGTTGAGCAAGTGAATGACATTTACAAAGACTCGCGTGAGCGTGTCGGTGAGTGGTTAAACTCTCAATCTGGAGCATTGCAAGACTTTGGCGATGCTATGGGTATGTCAAAGGATGAAATCACAGCGTTTGCGCGTGAGGTTGACGGTTTAAACGGTCAGCAACTACTACAGCGCATGGTCAACGACCTAGAAGGTGCTGGCGTTAGCGGCAATCAGTTATCTGGCGTCATGGAAGCTATGGCGTCAGAAGCTACGCGCATGATTCCAGCGCTTGAAAACAACGGTCAAGCAATCAACGACCTATCAAATGAGTACGTTAAGTTTAACTCTGCATTCTCGCTAAATGATGAGGATGTGCAAAATTACGCAGACTTAGCTAAGAACTTTGATTTATTCCTAGACACAGCAAGCAATGGTGTCACTAAGGTATTGTCCCCACTTGCAGAGGTAATGGGAATCTTAGCGATGGAGGCGGCCGAGTTTTTAGCTTCATTGCAAGAAGGCTCTGTTGTCGCAGCTCAAGAAGAATATGCAGACGCACTTGAAAGACAATTAATAGCAAGGCAGAAGCTTGCTAATGTTGACGAGCCTGTAGTCATACCAGGTAAAGGAGTTGTCCCTCCAGAGGTTGTAAGGGCCAAAGCTGAGGCTGAACTTGACGCAGCCAACAAGGCCGTAGAAGCAGCAGACAAGCAACTTGAAGCGGCCAAGAAAACCGCACAAGCGCAACTTGAGGTGAATCGAACCTCGACTAGGACGGTTAATGTAAATGTTAGTGGTTCACTTGGTGCTGCTGGCGGCACTGGAATAACGCCATCTGACGAAATCGACAAACAAGCCCAAGCCTACGCTAGATGGATTGCTCAGGTTCAAGATGCCGTTGACCCGACAATCAAGCTAAGAGAAGAAATTGACGACCTTTGGCTTGCCATGTTGTCTGGTGACATTGACGAAGGCGTAGCAACTGCGCGAATCGGACAGATTCAGGAGCAGATTGATAGCTTCAAATCAGGCATGGATGAGCTAGACGTCAACCCATTCGAACAAATGACCAACGGCGCGCAAGATGCTCTATCCGCAATGTCTGGTATGTTTGAGAGTGGCTCGAAGGATGCCAAGAAACTTGCTGTAGCAATGCAAGCACTTAACCTAGTTCAAGCAGTTGGCGCGGTACTTAATCAGGGTAATGGCGACCCGTACACGGCATTTGGGCGCATGGCTGCAATGGCTGCGGCAGTAGCTTCTCTTGGTATGTCAATTGGTAGCCTTGGCGGTAGCCTTGCGCCTGACTTCGAGAAAATACAAGCTAACCAAGGCTTAAACCAGTGGGGCGAAAAAGCAGAGTCAATCGCTGACGCTACCGATATGACAGCCAACGCAACTGAGAAGCTTGTAGGCATTAACACTGACATGCTTGAGGCTTTGAAAGGTCTTAACCTGTCAATACTGGCGGCAAGCGGAATTATTGCGCGTGACAACACTGGCGCATCGGTTAACACTTCAAGCTTAGGTATATTCCGAGGCGTCGAAGACATACCACTACTTGGTGATTTTGTTAGCTTTACAGATGATTTGTTTGACGGGATAGGCTTAGGTTTTGTCGGTGATTTGTTCGGCTCACAATTTAGCGGAATTGGTGGCCTGCTTGGTGGTAGCTCAAAAGTGTCCGATGAAGGTATTAGAATTGTCGGTGGTGCACTGAGCGACTTGCTAGATGATGTTACAGTGCAGGCATTCCAAACCGTTAAATACAAAAAATGGCGCTTCGGTAGCTCAAAGAAAAAAACGCAATTTGAAAATCTAGGCGATGAAGTTAGCAACCAAGTTGGTCTTGTGTTTGAGTCAATCGTTGATTCGGTTGTAACTGGCGCGTCAATTCTTGGATTATCAAACCAAGAGATAAGCGCGGCGCTAGATGCTATTGAGATTGAAACCAAGATGATTTCACTCAAAGGCATGACCGCCGGAGAGCAACAAGAAGCGATTAACAACTACTTCTCGCAAGTGTTTAATCAGGTTGCCGCCGATGTTGTGCCGTTCCTAGATGAATTCCAGCAGGTTGGCGAGGAATTAGGTGCAACGCTTTCGCGCTTGGCTACTGAGGTTAACGTAGCAGAATACCTGGTTGATAACTTTGGCGTTACGTTTGGCGATAAAATGTCAGACCCTAAAGCATTCGCTCAGGCGGCTGATAACCTTGCCAATCTCGCTGGCGGCGTTGAAGAACTAGCGGACCAAGTGTCAGGTTTTACCAATGCGTTCGCTACGGATGCGCAGAAGTTTCAGATTTACCAAGATGCACTTAATAGCGCGCTTGGTGATGTTGGCTTGTCACTACCAGCAACAGCGGAAGGTATGTTTGAGTTGATGTCTTCTCTTGATGGCACAACAGAAGCAGGGCAAGAGCAGATTGCTACACTACTAGGTTTAACCGACACGGCAGATGCTTACTTTAAGCTACTAGACAAGACAGCAGGCGCTTACCGCGATGCGGCTGAAGGTTTGTTTGATATAACAGAAGCCAGTCGCGCAATGTCGCTAGAGTCTGCGTTGGCAGCGGCAAGGCTTGGTGATTTCTCGCTGGCTGAACAGTTAGACCTTGGTTCAATAGGCCCGTCAACAAGTGATTTCAACAGTGCGCTTGAGTACAACCTAGCAAGAGCAGAGACAGCAGCAAAACTTAACGAACTTGCAGACCTTCAAAGCGGTCAAGTTACCGTAGAAGATAAACAATTAACTGTGTTAGAGCAGATTAGAGACAAGCTTGGCAATGGTGATACAATAAGCGGTAACGATGTTAAATCAGAGCTTATGGCGCTAAGGAATCAAATGAACAAGCAGCAAACAGAAACAAATGACTACTTGCGCCGTATGGCGTATCAGGGGGCGTAATGAGTCTAAAAGTAGTTGATCCAATCGAGGTAACGGAGGCGGTTTTAACCGCTTCTGGCATACCTGAGCCGGACGTGTCGCAGGGTGAGGTCGAATATAATCCAAATAAAACTGAGGGGATTAAATTCACCAATGTTACGTGGGATATAACCGACATTGCACGAGATGGTGGCACGATTTATGCGCTTGATGAGTATCCATTTTCGCCATCTGGCGCATCATTGGTTAGAACTTATGATGTTTTTGGCAATGAAACAGCCATTGCATTTAGCACTCAAAATGATGCCAAATGTATTGATGTGTATCTTGGTTCGATTTATGTTGGTGACAGTAACGGGTTTGTTAATAAATATAACACTTCCGGTACATTGCTAGAAACATTTGACCTAACAGCAAACGTGTCTAGGGTTGATGCAATATGCGGCAGTTACGGCCCATTCTACATACTAGACCAAACAACAGGTAAGGTTTTTGAGTTTGGGACTTTGAATGACTTAACGCCGTTTGAAGTTAGAGATTTTGGTACTTTTGGCTCGTTCATTTTTGGCTTTACTCATAGGAATGGGATAATTTACTACACCAACCAAAATAACGGCAAGATTGAATCAATGAGCGCAGGGACTGGTGAGGCTAGAGATTCTTTTGCTTTAACCAATGATCGAGATGGCGTTTACTACCTTGGCGGCCTAGCGTTTTTGGCTGATGGTTCATTGTTGTCAGTTAACACAACAGGAAGTGAGGCTTTTAAGTATGTTAATGGTAGCTTAAAGCAGCCATATAACCCTGGCGACCAAGTTGTGGTGCTTTCCAATCACACCAAATATCAATGCTTAGTTGCAACATCGCAAAGCCCTATTGACGGAGCAACCGAAGACGCAACGGCAACTTGGATAAAGGTTGGTCCAACAAATAAATGGGCCATGTTCGACAATCTACAAAACACAAAGACGTTAAACGATACTGATTTTACCATCACACTAAACCCAACAACATACGTTAACACACTTGCTGCGCTTGGTTTTTCTGGAGTTACGTCAATTCGTGTTGAGGTGGACAATGTTGGCGGTACAACAATCTATGACAAAACTTTCGGAACGTCGGACTTCTCTGCTATCTATGACCATTACACTTACGTGTTTTATCAAATTGTTGCGCTGCAAAAGTTGATTGTAGATGATTTGCCGCCGCTACCGGATACCGAAATCAGAGTAACGTTCTCTGGATCTGATATTCAGATTGGCGAACTAGCTCACGGCTTTGCGATCAACGTTGGAACTTTGGTTGCGGAAAGCACCAAATCAGACCGATTCCGTTATCGTGAGCAGCAATACAACGAGTTTGGTTATCCGGTTGGTGCAGAGCCGATTGTTGTGGAGTTAAACACGTATGATGTCCTAGTGCCAAAGCTAAACAACCCAGCGATCCAAAAATTACTTGATAGACTGACAGGGAAAAATACATTGTGGGTTGGCGACATTGGCGGAGGGCAAGGCCTGATAACTTATGGTTTCTTCGAACGAAGCCCGATACCATTCTCGATGCCTTACGACATTAACTACCAAATTACTGTGCGCGCATCCGTGTGATGCGCATAACAAACTGTGGTAAAATCGCTGAAAACACACAGGAGCTATTTAGATGACCATTCCAAAGTTAACACCATACACCGGACAAGTAGCAAATCCAGACGGTAGCCAAACTCAAACAGAGTTTACTACCAATATGTTTAATCAGCTCAGTTATGAAGCAAATTTAGCAACAGAGTTAGACGCTACAATTGACGGAATCAATAACGCTGTCGATGAGGTAAGCCAGAATACCGCTATCGCTGAAAGCTCAGCCAATGCAGCGGAAGCGGCTGCATCGTCGGCGGGCTACAAAGGCTTATGGCCCGACACAGGCGGCAGTGCTAATAAGGGCGATACATATCAAACTCAAGTTGGTGGAACACCGACTGGTGAATATTTCACCGCCTTGCAAAATACGACCGTTGACCCTGTAGGGGATAACGTTAATTGGAAGGTTAATGTTAGTGTAAGCAGTTTAATACAGCCAAGATATGAAGCGGACAGTGTAGAGCTTGCGCTGGATTCTATCACGTCATCTGGAAAGGTTATTGAAGCAAAAATTGGAGATAAGTGGAATGTAAAGGGTGTTGATTTTATCCGCGTTGCCGTCGGCACAGATAGATCTGCGCTTTTGATTGACTCTAATGAGACTGTTACAAATGCGCTCAGAGTTTCAAATAGACGCACGGTTAAGGAGTTTTCAACCGAAGAGATTAAATCAAAAGCAGAAAGTAGTCACTTACTGACGATTGCAGGCCCATCGTCTAAGTTGCAATTCTCTCGACTTACTGTACCAGTAGACTCAGCAAATGATTTGGAGTTTTACATTGACGCAAATCTAAGTACACCACTTAATAACTCAACAAGTTCAACAAACTTCTACCTAGTAGGCGTTGCTTGTGATGATGTATTGCGTAGCGGCGCGGTAAATAAACCTATAGGTACAATCGAGACAACCGACCGTGGTTACAAACTGACAGTCCCATCCTCAGACCTAACTAGTACGCACTTTTCTCTGGATTTAAGATTAAACACTGGCGCAGACGCTAGCGGTGAGATTACTTCAATTGTAGCAAAGCAGCAAGGTGTGAAAGTCGGTGATACTCTTTACAATTTGATTCGTCAATCAGATGAGTGGACAGCTGACAATAGAAATACATCTTTCGCAGAGCCTTCTGGGTCATTCCTCAGCGGACAAGATATTGACAGAGGGATGTCATCCATAACCTCTAACAATGTGCTAAGCGTAAGCAAAAGCGGTCTTAACTCTTACTTATCAAAGCGAACTAGCCTAGAGTTTTACAATGATGTAATTCAAAACGAATCATCTCCGGTTCTTGTTAAAGCACTCGCAATGGATAGTGGCGATTACTACCCTTACCGCCAACAGTTTGCTTTAAACGTCCTTGGTGATGTTGCGCTAATCGCTCAAGGCGGAGCGGTAAACATCATGTGTGGAGATGAGATAGCACCTACGTTTGTATCCAGCTCTGGCGGTGTAGATTACTACACAGCGCCTTGGGATGATGACAGACATTATAATGATGACGTAAGAAGCGGAGCAGCTCAGCCTCGCTTGTCTGCCGAGATGGTAAACTCTACTGAGTCTGTTTATAAGTACCAGCTAACACCTACCACGTCGATAGTTAGCGTACAAAGCACGCCTAACACTAGTTATTATGATAGTGGGACTGGCACAGTGCACTTGAGCTATCCAGCAGGATACATTCCGCCTAAAATCTACGTGACTTGCACAAGTAACGGTGTTAACGAATACAATCCGGGAGGTTCTACACCATCTTTTGATATCTTCGGCTTTAACATCAATATCTATGCAGCGGAGAGTAACAACTGGTTTATACGCCCATCAAATTACGCTCCATACCCTACGGTATCATCAAAGTTTGTATCTCTTCATTCGTGCTCAGGGATTGCGTCTGGTGCTGGGGAAGGGATTTTCATAGGCAACGTTGATTACGATCTTGTGGATTGCACTTTTAACAGTAATGGTAATGACGGATTTAACCATCACTTTAGCGGACTTGGCTACGTTGAAGGGGGTAGAGGTTGGAATAACTCACAGGATGGGATGAGTCACCATGAGCAACAAATAGCCTACTGTAAGGGAGTTTCACTAAACTACAGCGGTGCAGCGAACTGCGTACCTGCTTTTGGGTGTGATGTGTACATGTACAGATGTGAAAGCGTTACAGCTTCAGACGGATTAACAACTAAAGTTTACGCTGGTACATTCTGCGCTTTATCAAGCCAGTCTCAAGGTAATGCAAAGGCTGTTTATGACAGTTGTTACACGGATAACACCTTAAACAGGTCTATTGGTGGGTATCTTAGCTCATCCCTTGATGCTACGAGCGTGTCAACGGTTGTTGTTAAAAATCCAATATCAAACCTTGATGGGGCCAAGCTAACCGACAAAACAGGCAATGCTGACAACGTAATGCTGATTATACCCTAGGTGGATAAACCTACACAAAACCCCACCTAGGCATTAACTTTGCAAAGCCCCATAATGACAATGTACAATACTGTTATTATGGGGTTTTTATTATGAGAAGTATAATGTCAGAAATTAACGAGCGACTAGCAAGGGTCGAGCAAAGCCAATTACACCAAGAAAAACAACTAGATAGACTGGTTGATGTCACGGAAAAGCTAGCCAATGTTCACAATCGAATGACTAACATTGAAAAGCGCGTCGATGGTCAAGATTTGAAAATTGCAAACAATGAAAAGCAGATTGCAAAGTGGGCGTTAATTTGCTCCATTGGCTTTGGTTTGCTTGCAACCTACTTCCCAGAATTAAAGACTATTATTGGGCTTTGAATTGTTACACAAAGCGTTTCAAGTCTGGCTTAATGTAGTTTTTTCCTTTAGTGATTTTCCCGTTGGCGTCAAATACTGGTTTTCCGTTTTCGAGCTTTGAGAAGTTACTTCGGTTTACTTCGTCCAGTGCGCCAAGGATGTCGAAACCCATCATATGAGCCACGCCTACGGCAGTTACGATTTGGTCAGCTAGTGAGTCTAGTAGCTCTTGTTTGTGTTCAGGTTGCGTTAGTTCAACTGAGCTTAAGTAATGCTCATTGAGTGTTTTATAGTGATTTGCAACATTCTCAAGCACTTCCATTGCGTTGCTGTCACCAGTTGCCGCTAACATCTCTGCCACTTCCTCTAAATGGCAACCAACCTGGATGCAAGCCTGCTCAATCGTTGGCTCTGGAATTGCGGCTTCAAACCATTTCTTCGTATTTTCTAAACTCATCTAACTAACTCCATTCTATGTAATTTATTTTGCTGATACTTTGCCATTTTTCGCAACCTCTCATGGCGACTTCGGCAGCGTGGTTTTGTTACTGGTGGCGTACTTCCTGACCGTTTGCCTCTGTTGTATTTGCCGCTCAATTCTGGTTTTCCTTCTGTTTTGTGTTGTCAGTGAACGCCCATATCAGAGCGACCACCCAGAACACACCAGTAAAAAGACCTACTATATTGCAAATTAATATAGCAACCATGTTACTGTGCTTTCTGTGACTGGCGATAAGCGTTGGGATTAAGCCAAACGTAATGGCCGCCACAAAAATAACGATAATACCGATTGAATCCATGTTTTATTTCCTCTGTTTTGGTGGTATGAACTAACTATACCCAATCCATACCATGCGCGCTGTGACCAACTTCACAAAACAAAAAACCCGCTTTCGCGGGTTGTGGTATTGGTTATTGCGCAAACAAATTAACCGAAAGATAGTTCCACTAATTGCAAGTCGTAACTGTCGGGTGTATTACTTCTCGCTGATACCAGTCACGTTAAGTCAACGTTACTAGGCCAAATGCGCGTAACCCTGCGCGGGAGATACAGCACCTACCCTAGTTAGTCACAAACACGCTCAATGATAAGTTTGTTTTTCACTATGGCCTCCTTGGTTGCTTTGGTTAATACATCATTCACAGATACCGTAACTGGCTCTATCACTTCACAAATCGCGGGTGACTTGGCGCAACTGCTCAGTGATGTAAGAATCACCACCGTTAATAATGTCCTCATTAATACGTTGCAATTCTTCATGCGCGCGCATCCTCTCTTCTAAATCCTTGCGCTCTTCTCGCTCTTTAAACAGTAAGATAACCATACTAAGAAGAGCAAAACCACCGATAACAAGGACACCAAATATCAGCTCCATCATTCTGAACACTCGATAACAGTATCACAAGCAACGTCAGTAATGCCATCTTGCGTACCCTGGTTAACATAAAGACCAAAAGACGCGGCGATAGCGGCAGCAAGCGCGACAACAGCGGATACGATTTTCTTGCTTAACTTTGGTTTCTTCATAATACCCTTCCTAAAAATGTGTATTGGTTAACTTGAAGTTTGTACGGTGTGATCAATGCAGCCTCAAATAAGACCGCCATATACATCATCAATAGACTCTCCTCTAATTACTCGTGCGTGACGTTGTGCGCGGTTTGGCGAATCACTGCGCGCCCATTTCGAATCTAACGCCTCCTTAGCGGCTGTTTCAGTATCGTTAACACATAGAGCAGCAATCATCTTTTTGAAGCCCAGTAAGCCTTTTAAGCCCAACTGGTAGCACATTGAAACTAGAATGTCCTGAACGTCTTTGGGTTGGTCGATAAACCATGCGTACTGGCAAAGTTTGGCTTCTTCCTTGAGCGCGTGAGACTCAAGCCACATGCGCGCTACTGGCTCAGGAATTTCGCATTCAAAGTGGTCGATATTGGCGTTTTTATTTGCCAATTTGATTCCGTATCCAATAGTTGGATAACCTAGCGAATCCTTGTATGGCTTAGCTCGAAAACCTTCTTCGAATGCGATAACTTTTGTAAAGCTCATTATTTGACCTTAATCAATAAACGTTGCGAACCTAAAAACAAAGGCTCAATGGTTGATACAAAACCGCTGCTATACGGCACCTTAATCATAACACTTTCGTTATCCATCCGCATTCCGTCTACAATCTGGTTTTTCTTGTATTCGTGATAATTGCGGCAGAACCTATACTTTGCCATCACCAACCACCAAAATAAACGCCAGCGATAACAGCAAAGAATCCAGCTAGACTTAGCGCGGTTGTGATTGCTTTCATTTTTTGGTCGAACGTCATCTAAACACCTCGTTAATTAATTTCATGCTGCTTGGTTGCTCGGCGTTAACCTTGATGCTACCTTTCTTTGGTTTAAAGCCAATTAGCTTTATCTCGCGGTTGTCTTTGTTGTTTCTGCGGTGGAATGTGAATCCGCACAATGAAAGGTTATTAACCGTTTTCTTAACACCAGTTAAACCAGACAAATCCTCAATCTGCTTGAACGTGTAGTATTTATCACGTAGCTCATACAGCTTGCAGAGTAAGTCGTAGTTCGTATTACCAAGCTTAGCACCATGTTGGTTTAACTCCGACCACGTCAATTTACTTTTTTGAACCGGGTCACAACATTCGTAACCGGTTGAGTATTTCTTTGCTCCAGACATGCGATATTTAACAAAAACATGGCCACCAGACACATAGGTTTTAATCTGAATCTTGCGGTTTTCCTTTTGCGCCAGGCGAGTGAATTTAATTCTCGCGTTTTTACAGCTACAACCTAGAATTTCAGCCAGCTCCGGCACTGTGTAAAACTGATTTCCTGTTAGTTTTTCCGTTATGTTCATCGCTTAATAAACTCCAAATCGCTGTATATTGACTCTTTGCTTGTCATTGGTAGCTTTCCGTCATTGTTTTCTAGGCAGAAAATAAGGCGTTCTAGGTTTTTCATTGCGCTTAAAAAGCTAGAGCATGACGCTATGGTTTTGCTTTTAAACCTTACCTTGTAGCCTAAACCTCTGTTACCTATGGAGTGTGATATAAATGGGATTCCTAAGCCGCTATGCGTCCATTCTGGCTTGTTTCTGACTTTATCAACTGCGTACCAACTTAAACCTGTAAATCTAGATATGGACGCTGTGGATAGGTTTGGATTGTCTTTAATAAAACCTAGCTCTTGAGGCGTCATAACTGACTCTCCCAAATAAACACCTCGTAATCACGTTCTAACTCTGAATATGAAACATCAATCGAAGTTCCTTTAAGCATGAAAGTGTTTAATTCGTCAATCCACTCAAACTGAACAGGCTCAAGATTTGAGTTTATCGCTACAAACTTGTCGCAGATATTGCCGTTTACTGGCGGGTATTTGCTTGTGATTAGGTTAGACATTCACATACTCCCCACTCTGATTATTATGATTAACAAACTCACTCGCTACGAAGTGAGTAAAGCCAGCGTTACGGCCTAATGCGTAATTAGGTGTGTACTCTGCCTTGTTCCCTACAAGTTCCCACTTCTTTTCCAGTTTGGCTAAATTCGCCTCTTTAAATTCAATTAACTTACTCATTACTGCGTTTCCTTTTGTCTTGGTATGAGCTTAATATACAAAAAGACCGCGCATCTGTATGTGATGGCGGTCACGGTTTCAAAAACTTCTGGATTTTTCAACGAAAGCCCTCAAGCGACAGTTTGCTTCATGGCGTGCTTTGTTTTCTCGCTTGTGCTCAACTGGCTCACTATTCATTGTTGCGGCGTAAACTTGTTGGTATCCGCTCCACGCCTCAGCTCGATGCTCTGGCTTGCAAAGTCTTATTTGTTCAGTTACCCATTCTTTATCTTCTTCGTGCATTTTCCCACTCCTCTACCGCTTGCATTGCCGACTCCCACCCATAGCACACATAACACATTGCACCTTGCTTAGCTGCGCTTTCCATGTAATTAACTTGAGCCTCGCTAACCTTGGCGCGCTTACTGCGCTTTTTGAGCTCGATTAGCAGCGTTGGTGCGCCTGGTATAACAATATCAACCGCCCCTGTTACCATGCCGTTTGCTTTATCCTCGTTAACTTGGTTAATGTTGCGCTTTCCCTCATTCTTGATATGGATAGCAATTTCGCCAAGGTGAGGCTTGTGTTTGCGCAGTTGGTTAAAGAACGTTACTTGTTCGTCTCTTTCGCTTGGTGCGTTCTTAATAAAGTTTTCTCTGTAAATAATCATTCCGGTTTGTCATCCTCTGGTAGCCCGTGCGCGAATGCGCGGAAAAAGTCGCCTTGTTTTTGTACTGTTACTGTCTCTGGCATTGTGCCGAAGCCTCGCTTCAATGCATCACAGAAAGCCTCTGGCGTTGGTGCTATATGACCTTTGCCAAACACAACTTCAGACAAGTTATTCCACAAGCCTTGTGCTTTAACATTGCTTGAGTCTGGTGAGTACCAAATAGTAAACGAACGATATTCGCTTCGGTAGTCCACTCTAAGCGTATTATTGCCGCGTTGTGTTATCCACGGCTTACACTCCCAACCAAGCATCTTATCCGTTGAAATAGCTCTAGGGTCGCGCTTCATGCGTTTGTAGTCTGCTTTAAGCTTTTCGTTTGGGTCAACCAACTCTGTACGACAGCTAGTACAGTACCGCGCAGCTATGTCATTCTCCACTTCGCATTCTGGGCAAACCTTCATTGACCATCGCTCACTGCATCGAACGTAATGCCCGTTAATCACATCGCCACCGTAGCATCTGCGCCCGTAGTGCGCTGGCATTGGTTGCCCTTCCATTTCAATTCGTTCGCCTGCCAAGTCTAGCGCGTATCCGTATTCGTCAATGTGATCTAAATCGCAACCCTTACGCAAAGTAAACTCGTTAACGGTTCCGCAGCTTTTACAAAGCGCGTTAACTTTCGCGCTACCATCACCACCGCCGGATACCCTAATGTCAGGGTTAAATAAATCATCCTCTAACCCGTGTCGCTCGATGTTTTCCGCGTAGTCTAGAACCAAGCAAGTGGTTTTATTTTCGTGTAAACGCAAACCGCGACCGATGATTTGTTGAAGCAATGACGCTGATTCAGTGGCGCGAAGTATGGCGATGACGTCTACGTTAGTAATATCAACGCCAGTCGTTAGAGTTCCAACCGAAACAAGGTATTTTATTTCGCCAGTCTTAGCTCGCTCAATTGCCTTCTCTCTGTCTTTTCTCTTTGTTTTCCCTGTTACACAATATGAATTATGCTTTGGTAAAGACTCCATTATTTCTTGCGCATGTTGAATGGTGGCGGCAAATATCATGCAACACATCTTGTTTTGGCAGTGACTAACGACGTCGGCTATAATCTGCGCCGTCAACCTTCCCTGTCCTTCAAACGCCTGTTCTATGTCCTTTGCGTCAAACTGGTTTCTTTTGTTTAACTGAACCCCGCTAGTGTCGTATTTAGAGGCCATTTCGTGGTCAGCTATTGGCGGGGTAAGAAATCCTTGGTCTATCAACTCCTTCGCCGTTATCCTGTAAACCAATCTCTTAAAGAAGGGGTTTTTCGTGCACTCGTCCCCAACCGGATTGTTATTATCGTCATACTCATAAATGTAACCACTACCAAGCCTGTAAGGTGTCGCAGTAAGGCCAACAATCCTAAGTAGGTTGTTTTGCTCCTTCATGTGAGAGCATATCTCTTTAACGGTGGGGCTTAGCAAGTGAGCCTCGTCTATGATTACCGCGCCGAATTGGGGCCCAAACTTATCAAGTTCGTTTTTTATGCTTACAGGAGAACCAAAGACAACTTGGTGCCTCATCTCCTTTTTGCCAATTGAAGCAGACCAGAAAGAAGCTGGGAACCCATAAGATTTGTATTTCTCTGCATTTTGCTGACAAATCTCCTTGTTTGGCCCTATTACCAATGTCTTTTTGCCTGAAACCTCGTTAAAAAACTTCGCTATCTCGGCAATTATTACACTTTTACCGCAGTTGTGGTGACGAACGAAGTCACCGTCTAGGTAAAGGTGATCACCATCCACAGTAAAACCGTAGTAATCACCAACTCCAATCGGCTCAACCTTGAATCCAGTGACATCAACTCTCTTTTTTTGCTTTCTATCAAAAATGCATTTTTTATGGGAAACCCTGCAAGGAACTTTTGATAAATCACCACTGACGCAAACTCTATAGTAAGTACCTTTAAATCCATTTTGACAGCTTTTTTCACACTCTGAGATGTAAGCAGCAAGGCCGACTCTCCTGCATAGATAAACCAGTCCTTCTGACAACTCTCTTGACTTTGATATGTAATCGTACACACCGTGCGGGCATAAACTTCCATCCGTATCTAGCAGTCCGGCTATCATTTCAAGCGCATCTTCATTGCTTGATGTTAGATATTCACTAGGGATAAACTTGTCACCTGAGTTGCGCCCGTACAAGCCTAGTTCAGTTAGATGATCTTCAAGTCGGTGGTAATCCCTAAAGCAAACCCCCACAGCCTCTCGACTATCAAAGTGAAGTCTGTTACTTGCACCAATTGACATCAAGTATCGCTCAATTTCCGTTATCGCTGCGTGGTCTTGGCTGGTAAAAGACATCTGACCAACTCCGGTTATGCATCCATCACCAAGTAGTAGTCCTAAGATATAGGGAGGAATAGGCAAGTTTTTACCCGGAAGGTCAAAACCAAATCTCTGTAGTTTGCTTCTGTGCTTAAATGTTGAGCTAGACCTAATGTATTCATTAACAGAAATTTCAGTGTAACCAGGGGTTTGTCCAGCTCGCCTTGGTGTTTGGTAAAGACTGAGAATATGACCACCGTTTACAACAAACGATTCGCCTTTTGTTGGTGTAACCCTAAACATCTCATCTTGGCCTTTGACCAACCGGATAACCTTCCTTGGGTTTCCGTCTGGCCCCATCACCTTGTCGCCAACAGCTATGTCTTGAACCTGTTTCTTTGTGCCGTCGCTCATCATAATGTCGTGGCCGTAGGCATGACATCCTGTAGCAGCATCAACAACGCAAGGGTCTAGACAGATTTTTACATGCTCTATGACCTTTTTTACGGCCTCTTTTTGATAAGGTCTAAGTTCAAAAGCCATCACCACTACTCCTTAACTGGCGCAATGCAAACCGTTGCCGTTCCTTTTGGTAGATACTCTGCTTTTACCTCGAACATCACTGGCTCTTTGGTGTTTGGCTTTGAGTTAACCAACTTGATAGCGTACTTACTGGCTTTTTTAGGCCGCGGGAATGACTTTCCTATTAATGCTAGGTAATCAGGAGCCAAACAAAAACCGCCCTCCTCTACAATTTGCGTTTCTGGAAGAACATCTTTGTATGGCGCAATGTTAATTTGCTGCTCAAACGTGTACGCACAGCGACCTTTTTCTTTTCCGTTCGCGTCGTAACTAATAGCTGAACCGTTATCGAAAACCGTTTCCACAGACGTAGCAACCGGTATCTTGTCCATGTAAAGAACACCCATAACGCCCTCTGGGATGCTTGAAGGGATAATTACCGCCACGTGGCCATTGCTGCCAACAATGCAATCTTGGTCGATGTTAATTCCGTTTAGGTGTTTGCGAATGTCGTCTTTTGCTTTGAAGTTGAAAGCGGCGCGCAATGCCGCTGAGTTTAGTTTTATCATTTGATTATCTCCAGTGAGCCGTTTGTTTTCTTGACTAAGTGGTTTTTAACACAATATTCACCGTCCGGCATTTCACTCAACAGCGAACTGCGAATTGAGTCACATTTCTTCTGTAATGCGGCAATATCAAACATTGCTTTTTCGTAGGCTTTTATTGCTGAATTGGCGCTTCTTGATGAATAAATTTCAGACAAGTGCTTTTCTGGATACTGCGCTTCATGCTCGCACCTAACAAAGAACTCGTTCAAAGCAAAACTGTGTTTGTCGATGTATTCGCTAGAGAACTCCATCGTGTCCAACATTTGACCTTGCTCCGACCATTGGTAGATATGGCATTTCTCTTTTTGCATTACACTCATCAAGAATTGCGCTTTGCATTTCAATTTTGAATTAAGCTCGGCAGATTCGAATTCCCCATTACTTTTGTATGGGGTGTGAATAATAAGTGGCGTACCATCAGAACAAATTGCATCTGCTTTTAGATTGAGCTGTCCAACTCTAAATGGCTCTGCTTTTGATGTTAAAATTCCAGTCTCTAGCTCAAAATCAAAAATAGCCGTTTGCTTAGCGCCTTTTGAATACTCAACTGGAAGACTGTCAACTTCTTGTGAATACCCGTAATTTTTTCTTACCACCTGCCTGATACAGTCATCAACGGCTTCTGAACCTGCGTATCCTAGCGCCGCCGGAAGTTGTGAAAGCGTTATCTCTATCATAGTGAAAAGCCCGCCTTTCGACGGGCCTCCTTTAATTAAAAACCGATTTGTTGGTTTGTTGGTGTTTCAAATTTTTCAGGCTCTTGTTTTTGTGGCGCTGCCTGCATGGTGTTGTTAGTGGCAGAAGATACCGCCGCAACCCAGTTGCCTTCTTTTTCGACCTTTCCGTTTTCGTCTTTGATTTGCCAAACTTTCAGCATGCCGTGCATAGGCTTACCAAGGATATTAACCGATAAGTCCATGTCAGTCGGCTCAGTGCCTAGACGCATTAGACCGCCGCCGCAGTTAGTGTCGATTGCCACCAGCATACGCAATGCTTTATCACGCTTTTTCGGGTCGCTGTCTTTAACGCGTACTTTTTGGAAAATCTTGCGGCCTTTATATTCACCGTCAAGAATGTCCCATTTGATGTTAATGTATTGGTCGCCTTCGTATTCGGCCCACTCTGCTGTATCTGCCGCGAAAAGCACCTTTGTATTGTTCGGGATAGCTTCAAAGTCTTGACCGCCTGCATCGAATTCTGTTTGTTGCTCTACTGCTTGGCCGTCTGATAGTGTGAAAAATGACATAATTTATTACTCCGTAAGTGATGGAATGTGGTTAATAAATGGGTTTACGCCTAGTTCGCAAGGCAAATCTTGCGTGATGCCGTAGCGGTTCTTTGTTACGCTGCTTGCCGATGTTGTCGCGGTAATGACGCGCTGACCTGTTGAGATTGCTTTTTTACGCTTGTCGTCATCTCCTTTCAAAAACATTTGCAGTTTGACCAATCCAACCAAATCAACGTTATCAACATAATGCGACATTGATTTTTTACCCAAGCGCAAAGAGTAGCGCATGTATGGGTCTTGGTCTGGTAGTTCGATTGTTTCCGTGTCAGCGTGAGCAATGAAAACGATGTGCATACCTTTGTCGTTTAGCATTTTGGCGGCTTTTCGTACACGACCGTGAAGCGCTGCTACTGCTGAAAGACCACTACCATAACCGCCGTTAGCCTGTTGGATTGACTTTGGCTTCTTAGGGTCATTATCAATAACGTGTTGAGTAAACATTGTCTCTAACTGCGTCACCGAGTCAATAACTAACGTTTTGTAGTCGTGCTCTTCGTGAACTAGCGCGCCTAGCTGCTCCATTAGTGACTCAACGGTATCAGCCATTGGGAAAGCGTCTGGGCGACTTGCTTCTGGAATTGCTTGAAGGCCGTCTTCAGTGCGAATAAAAATAGGTTTTGGGAATGTTGCAGCCAGGCTTGTTTTGCCCAGCCCGGCTTCGCCAAGTACCGTCATAATGACAGGTCGGTCAACTGGTTTTGTGATTGAACTTAATACAGACATTAGCTTGTCTCCTTCTCTTGTCTTCGGGAGTAATATTATAACTGCTAGTTACCTTTGTCAATTGCCAGTTATAAAAAAATGCGTTAATATTGCAAACAAGATCACAAAATCACGTAAGGAAAACCAAAATGATGTCATTACAGGAAGTGCGACGCGCACTTAAAGGTAAGAATTACTCCGCTATTGCCAGAGAGATTGGCGTTAGCCAGGCTTATATTTCGTACATTGCCAACGGGCAAAAGACGAACCCAACTTATTCTGTTATGGAAAAGCTCTCAGAAGCATTAAAAGAAAACCCGCGATAATGCGGGTTTTTTGTTTCGAACTAAACCTTAAAGAACTTCTCTGACGGCCTGCCTGTTTTTGGTTTAACCATTTTCTTCTCTGCGTAACCTGTACTTTCTAGATGGTTAAGAACTGACTGGAAATCATCTTTCTTAATTGAACGTTTCTTGCGGTGTAATTCTGCCGCTGTTATGCCAGATTCTTTATTTAGCTGACGCTTAACAAACGCAACCGCCTCGCCTGTCTTGTCTTTGTACTCTTTAGACTCGTTCTCACTAACAACTGATGATTTAACTTCATCACTAGCCTCTATGAATGCCTTGGCCCAAAGCAAGTGACACGGCGTCATTTTCCCGCCATCAGCGATAGCTAGTACCATAGCAACTTTTAACACCATCGCCACGGTACGGCGATACATCCCTGTTAACCCGTCCGTTTCCTTGGCCTTTTCTGCCTCCAGCCAATAATATTCGCTTAGCTTGTCAATCAGCTCTGAAGCCTCGTTTGTTACCGTAATTTCCTTTTTCTTTCCTGTGTACTCAAAGCGGTAGTTTCGGTTGTTTGGTAGTTCGTCAGTGTTGCTCACAGGGCAAGCAGCTAGTAGTTTGTATTTTATCGATTCTGGTATCTCCTTATCCAAAATCTTTTCGCTGGCAGGCATTGGCCCTGGGTTGTTTTCTGGTTCGATAACAACCGTCATGCGAGCAAAAAATCCGCTATCAACCATTGAGCGATTAATGTACTTAAAGAACTCAGTTGGTGTTGAGTAGCCAGTCAGAGAAACAAATGGATCATCAAGAAAACCATCGTAAGCGTTTTCGTATAATCTTAGAATCTGCTTTTCTTTCTTTTCGTCGTACTCAGTGAACTCATTTTCATCTTTCTTTTTCTCTAACGCCGCAAGCTCACCACGCAATTGAGATTTTATTGCGTCAGCTTCGTCACCACCGAACTCGATACGCCCGCCTGATTTACTAAACAATTGCAAGAGAACACTTTCAATACCAGCGTTATAAGCCGCCGTGTTTTTTCCGCCGCCAAAGACCTTTTGCATAATTGAAGCAAATTCATCAATCACGTAGCTGTTAACTTGACTGCGCAAAAGGTTGGTGTACATCTCTTTGTCTGATTTAATCTTACCAAACATTGAGCCACCCAAGCCAAGCTCACGCTGTATTGCCATTTGGTTGTTCTGGATGCTTTCTTTACCCGTACCACTACCAGCGATACAAACCATGTAAAGGTTAGGGCATAGGTCGTTAAATCCGTTTGAACTCATTCGCCAGTAAATGCCACAGGAATTAGAAACCGCCTGAAGTGCCGCTGCAATCGCTAGCATCTTACGTGGCGCGTGGCCTCTTCGGTTTATCCAGTCCGCTATTTCACCAACCAAGCCAGGTGGCTTGGTTAGGTCAAATTTAGGTTTATCATCAAGCGTTGTATCATCGTCTTCCTTATCTGCTTTAATTTGTGCAACTATCTCCTTGCTTTCCTCGATACCAAAATCAAGATCGTTCATTGCATCATGGTACTGTGCGCGTTCCGCCGCCTCGTTAATCATTGCTAGCTCTATAGCTTTCTCAATGCGAGGGTCGTTATCATCCCAATCCACTACAGTTGGTTTGTTGCTTTCAAAAGTCACTGGTTCGCTGTATCCGTTATCTTCTGCGATGCGAATCAACGTGCCAATGGTTACAGGGTTGGGAGATTTACCAAAAGAATGCCATTTGAAGTCCATTTCCTTCTGGTTGTACTTACTGCCGTTACTGCTCCACGCGTCCCAAAGGTCGAAACCTTCTCCGCACGTTTCGTCATGGATAGCCATGCCAATGTGTAGCCAATCCTCATAATCACAGTCTGGGTCTATGCAGTCCAGCATATCTTGGATTTTTTGCTGGTCTACCTTGTCTTCTGGCAGTGAGAAAGCGCTATTTTTTGGGTTTACTTTCTTCTCAAGCAATTCGACAAGTTTTTTGGGTGGTTCTGATATGTCGCTAGGCGCGCCTTTAATTGATTCGTATAAAAGACCGGACTTATGTAAAGAGCCTGCACCGACAACAAAACCGGAAGACTTGAAATCGACACCGTTATATTGACCAAGTTTTGATTTTAACTGCACACCTTCTGGCGCTTTGAAGTAAATATGTTTGCCGCCGCCACCAGTGAAAACCACAAAGCTAGACTCTTTTTCGTAGTCGGTGTTCGTGTCTTTACAAAGCTGTTCGTAGCTATTATCACCGTCATTTCGCGGGTCTATGTCTATTACCAGGTAGCCGCCGACCAAAGCGCCGAAACTGTCTGGGCTGCTGTCCTCTATAGCTACCAGTTCGTCTTCTGTGTACTGTTTTGATTGCCAATTTTGTAGCTTTGGGTGCTTACCAGCCATTGCGCACTCTTTGCCTTTAAAGCAAGTGCAGTGCTTTTCTTTGGTCATTGGGTGCAATTCTACGATGCTAAAACCTGCGTCGATGTAGTCGGAAATGTTCATTTTTTACCTCTCTTTATTAACTGTGAGTGATAGTAAACCTCTTATTTCCCCCTGTCAATCATAGTTCTGTGTTTGTGTGTATTGTGTGTGGCTCTGTGAATGGCGTACTGTATAAAAATAAGTGACATTGTCACGCATTTACACAGAAGTACTTGTGTGCATTTCACATAAATAAGGTGTTTTTTCTTTTTAAATCATACACTTGAATTCTAATTGAGTTGTGTGAGTTGTGTGGTTGTGTGCATAACCCATATACCTTATATGAAAACCTCTCTAAGATGCCTGAAAAATAGCATCTAAAAAAATCAGAAAAAAATCGCATACACAGAAACACAGAACTACTCAATACTACTACTAATAGATAAATAAAATAGGTAATTCCTTATATTTCATATATTTAGGGTGATAATGATTATCATTACGCTGTGCAGTTGTATCCAAAACAATACCGACACACAATAGGTTTTGTGTGACACACAATTAGGGTGCGGGTTGAGTTCTGTGTTGGTGATTTTGTGACGAATGTCGATGTTTTGTTCAGCGCGGTGTTTTATTATTAATTTCGTTGCTTGGTTGAATTTAAGTATTGAACAAGTAACACTTGAGTGTTACATTAACTAACAAGAGGTAAAGGTATGCCAGTTAATCAGAAAAAATGTGAAGTTTGCGGAGTGTTATTTTATGCAACAGACAAAGCAAAAGTATGTAGCGGAAAGTGCAGAGTCAAAAAGCACAGGCAAAAAAAGAAAAGTGACAGTGGGGAGCGTTTGGGAGAGTAGAAATTACGGAAAATTTGAAGTGGTTTCTTACAATGGCGCTAAGGATGTTACTGTTAAGTTTATTGAGACTGGGTGTAAAACGAAAACATCATCTCAGAG